CCTGCCCAAAATCTTCATTCGCAAGAATTTCGCTTATACTTGGCATAATTGTTTTATGCTAAAATATAAAAGCAAATAGTTTTTCGCTGTCAATACGACCAGTCTAGACAAGTTCACTTTGAAATGTAAAAACCAAGAACACATATCAAAACGCAAGTATGTGGCAGAAAAATATCGGGATTTTATCTAACACGTGTCACAAATATCAGAAAAACACTTTCATTTTGCCAATTATCGTCCTCTTGCTACCCGACGTACAGAGTTAGCCTTGCACAACCCAATAAACTCTACATTCTCGGCAAGGATCGTCATTCCGTCAGGTGCGTCGTCATGCTTATTGCCTCCCTCTTTCTTGTAACCGGTAAGCGCTTTCATAAAACGGTCGTAGTCCGAACCTTTCTTATACTCGCTTTCTTCCAAGAAATAACAATGCTTCTTGATCCAACCAGACTTCAACAAGATACGTGTATCCTTATTGGCTGTTGTCGGTTTCGCCTGAATGATACATTTTTCATTCTTTGCCTTTACAGCCTTACGGACATTGAGGGCGAACAAACGACCACCGTTGTTACTCTCGATACGCATATTGTCGCAACGGGTATCAAGGATCAAGGAAACCAGCTTCGGTTCGGTAATCTCTACATTATCCTTCGTAAACAAAACATCGGTAATGAAATACTTCGTACCGAATACTTTGGCAATAGGCGCACAGAAATCATCGTCTCCCTCATCGGCCACATCGGTAGCTCCAATAACACCGTCCGGTTGCTTGCCCTCAATATCAGCCAATTTAAATCGGTTAAGCTCCGATTTCGGGAACAACAACCCGATTGCCTCGATTGGATCTTGCATATACTCGGCACACCAAATGGAATCATCCGTTTCCTCCCGTAGTTCATGGTAATACTCTGTCGTATGTACATCCTCGCAGAAAGAACAATCGTTCTCATCCAATGCGGCGATACGGATAATTTCGTCATATTTCCCCATTTCCTCCATACGGCCGAGCACGTCAGTGGCAGACCAGCGGGTACCGATGTCGATAGAGCTACAATTTCCTTCGATACGGGAATCATGCGTTCCCTGCTTCCACGACCAGACCTTTTCGTTATTGGTGTCAGACAGCGCATCTTCCAAACTCTTATACAAGTCATCCGTCATGGCGAGCATGGACGCACCGAAACCGATTACCGTACCGCCTACACCAGCCCCGAAGTAACTTACCTGCCGGGCAGTGTCCAAACTCCAACCATGAACGTTCTGCTTATCCCCTCGCAATTGCACATCCGGGAATATCTCTTTGAACCGGGAAGAGCGGACAATATCGCGCGTGTCATACGACAGCTTGTTATACAGCGTATCGGAACAGCAGTTGCGCATGACCGACTCTTCCGGGAAGTGACCGAGCATCCAAGCGATGAACAACGAGGATATATAGGACTTACCGGCACGTGGCGGCATGGAAACGGCCAACCTGCGAATAACACCATCTTGATAAGAATCATACACACGAGTAAAAGCGTCCGCCACATGTTTCAAAAATAAGCGTCTGGAAAAGAATTTCGGGTCATAATATAAACAATATGACCAAAAATCATTTTTCGCTTTCCGGCGTCTCAGCACATCCGCCGCCTCTGCCATCAACAACAATATCTCTCTTCTGTTTTTCTCCATAGATAAAATCCTCTAATTGCTCATCGGTCATCCCCTCAAACTTACTTACGGGAGTAAGCCCACTAATGTTAGAATCCTGCCTGTTTTTCCAACGATCTGGATTACCATTTGTCAAGGTGAAAATAATAGCAGCGGTATCCGGCTGGATATGCTTCTTGACTATAGTTTTCTCTTTGATCTTAGGTTTCTGTTTCTCTTTTCCATTCTCATCAACCACAGGTTTACCACTATCGACATACGTGATCTTCGACTCTTCCACCTCATAACCTTGAATCTTCTTTAATAAAGACTTCTGGGCCTCGGCAACAAAGAATTGCATCCGTGCGTCTTCCGCTTTTTTTATAGAGTCGGAAAAGTCGGATTTTGTTTTCATCCAAGTATAGTAAGTATCCTTGTTTATACCGACCAAATCACAAATCTCGGCAATAGTATAGCTATCCTCCCGAATAAGAGAACAAATTCGATCCACCAATTTTTGACTATACTTTGCCATTAAATACTACTCTCCTTTTTCTTCCTTACTAAATTTAAACATAGAATCCGCCATATCAAGGCAATTCTCCAATTCATTCACGATAGCTTTCAACTCAATATATTTGCGCTTATCCACCGATGAAGAAACAACTTCACTATTTATCTGTCTCTCCAACTCCGCAAGTTGCAAGCGTTTACGTTCTAATCTCTTCGCTAAAACCTCACGATAAATCATACATAATTTTATTTTCATGGCGAATATCCTTTTCTCTAGTTATTCGCCAAATTTATCAATCTTCCTTAAACAAATCATCATTCGAGAAATCAAGTTCGGGAAAATTTTCCTTAATCTTACTCAGATCCCCTTTATAGAATACAAGCACATTTTGATGCTGCTTACCAATCTTTCGGCTATTACTAAACTGCTTTCCGGCTCTCATAGCCAGACTACCTATGTTGTTAACCAGTATCATCTCATTGTAATAATGCAAGCCTGCTTCCTGGAACGCAGCGATCGTATCAGGAACAAAACTCCGATACACACCACTCTTATCGCGAACCTCTCCTACTACAAACACGGCGAATCGATTAGGCTTCAACAGTGAACAACTCTTCCAGATGATTTCTTTATACGCTTGCAGGAACTCAGGATAATCCATCGTCGATAGGTCTGCCGGATCGTCACTATACACTTCTAGGTCCGCATACGGAGGACAACTAAAAACCAAGTCTACCTCATAACCTTCTGCCAGGGCATCTATCTCTACACTATCTCCACAAAGCCACAGAGGAGCAAATTTATGACCGCCTTTCCCGCCGAACTCCTCCCCTAATACTTCAACTGCGTTTTTACAGTTGGCTTCGACCTGTTCCGGCCTTAGATCAACACCAAAATAAGTCATATCCAACATAGATGCAACAATACCACGAACGGAGCCACCAGCAAATGGGTCCAGGATACAACCATTGGGAATATTAAACCACCGGTAGGCCAGCTCGCACAGTACCGGGTCAAAGATCGAGGTTCCATCCATAAACGGGATACCATGATCCCGGCAATACTTCTGCAATTCGTCCCACGACGGATCGGCACCTGTTTTTTCACGAATTACGTTACGGGCTTCGTATACTCGGGGTGGTTGCGCTGATCGGCTAAATGTAATCTCCTTCTCCCGGCCATCATCACTCTTTATACCAAGATCAAGCCAGGCACGTTTCCGATCTTGCCAGTTTCCAAGCTTAGAGTCAAGTACTGAGAAAGGAGGAATAATGAAACGTTCTTTCAGGCTGCCGACACGTCCCTTATCTGGCTTTACATCGTTTACTGAAACATCATCAATATTCAAATCATCAATGTTGAACTCCCAAGCATCCAACTCGTCGGCACCGAAATCTTCAACGATCGCGTCAAAGTCAAATACAGACGTATCAGAGGTATAATTGTCAGCTAGAGCAAGCGCCTTACGCCGAGAATCCTCAGTTGAGAGATCTGTACGCTTGATAGCAATCAATTCCGTACCATCAGACTCCACAATTCGAACCGGTAAGCCTAATTCCAGCGCTTGCTCGTACACTCCGTTCCCTGCAATGATGCAATCATCCTTATCGAAAAGGATAGAACGCCCCGCTCCACAATCCTCCAAACTTTTACGAATCAATCTCTTGTTCTTATCTGTGTGGATGCGATAATTCCGAGGGTCATACTTCAATTCTGTCATAACTTTTATTCTAAAATATAACAGGGGTAATCAATTAACACAAATACAGTTGCAATTCCCGGATAGCCTGTTCCACGCTCCGAACAATCACATACTTACTACCTGCCATTTCAACTTGGCGTTGGTATTCTTTTTGATCGGGAGATTGTTTTCCCGTCGATGTCTTGAACTCCAAACAAAGGGAAGCATACCCCTTTTTCGGTATCTGAAGGATCACATCAGCTACACCTCGTTTAACGCCTTGGCGCTTCATATTAGCCGCTTCTATTTTATGCCGGCTACCACCGTTCGGGACTGCAAAAAGGAGCCGATCCGGTAGGTTCGGGAAGAATAAAGGAACCTTATTGAAAAACTCCGACTGAATCCGAGCTTCTTCGTTGTCATGATGCTGTTTTGATTTAGGAGGGATCTTTTTATCAGAATAGCAGTTATAACAGATATGGCCTTCTTCTGTTTTGATCACAGAAACCGTTTCTCGGCCACAGGCTATACATTTTTGCGTTTTCATATCTTAGTTTCATATAAGATATAAAGGGCATGAAGAAAGTCCTCAAGATCACCAAGGACTTTTTTACGAGATTTGAGCTATTTACCCCTTCAATTATTATATATTTGTATTCTATTAATATTAAATCATTTCTTATGAAAGCAAAATATTTACTTGCAATTTTCATTATTGCTATGGGACTTAGTTTCTCATCTTGTGCAACACATGTTCATGTGAAATCCAAACCAAACAAGGTTAAGACTATTCCACCAGGACAAGCTAAAAAGATCACAGGTGAAAAATCCGCTAAGCGACACGCCCCAGGACATAACAAATAATCTTTTGTGGAGCTATCTGTTGTTTTTAGATAGCTCCTTTCTTTTTAGTTATTAGTTAATCCGATTGCCTAATTTCAAAATAAAAACTTTATAATCTGGCGCACCCCATTCCGAACGACCTTTGCCAATAGAAATGCTATTCAATTTGAATAACATAGTTCGTTTTGTATATCCGTAACGAAAACGAACAGCATCATAAAGCTTAAAGGAAGGCTTACAACAATATTTACACTTTTCGGGAATATAGATTCTGCAATCCGTGTTTTTATCATAGCAAACATAAAATCTTTTAGCCCAATAGCTATTATGTTCTCGATACTCCTCTTTTTTCTCACCGGATTCTATCATATCATACCATATAGCCTTTAATGGTAAATCAAGTATATTCATTTCTTTTTAATTTTTAATCAATTATCAAAATCTCTCTATACGAGATGTATATCTCCTGTGATACCGTATTTTCATCATGACACCAACACAACTTTACGCATTTCCATATCTCAGCTATTTTTATTATTGAAATATTCCTAACTCTTTTTTCATTCTATTTTCAGCCAACCGCACATAGTCTTTGTTTATCTCAAATCCTATATAATTGCGGTTCAATTTCCGGGAAACGATTGCCGTTGTACCGGAACCCATAAAAGGGTCAAGAACAACGCCATCTTCCGGGCATCCTGCTTTTATACAGTCAACAATGAGAGCTGGGGGAAACACTGCAAAATGAGCATCATGGAAGGCCGATGTACTCACTACCCAGACAGAACGTTTATTTGCTTTGTCCGTATATTCATACTCACGATTCGTACTGGCTCGATACATGGGGTCATCTTCCGTCATATCAGAAAAATTTCTTTTGCGGCCACCAATAACGGCTTTCATATTTCCGTTAGCTTTCAGAGTACGAGAGGATCCTACCTGGTTATCGACATCTTGCCTTATTCTACGCATTGTAGACTCTCTTGCCGGAACTTTTATCGCATCTGCATCAAAGTAGTACAACCGGGATTTACTCAATAGGAAGATATATTCGTGAGATTTAGTACAACGGTCCCTAACACTCTCCGGCATCGGATTAGGTTTGCTCCAAATAATATCTTGACGCAAATACCAACCATCAGCCCTAAGAGCAAAGGCCAGCATCCAAGGAATACCTATCAAATCTTTAGGTTTGCAGTTTGTGCATTGTTTTACCAACGTTGCCTTACCAAGTGTCCCCCGGTTCGTACCTTGCTTATAATTCATTGCATTGTCCGGAAACTGTGCAGCACCTTTCATGGAACCGGCATAGCTATCACCAATATTCACCCACAGAGTACCATCATTCGTTAACACCCGCCGAACTTCCCGGAACACTTCAACCAACTTCCCAATATATTCTTCCGGTGTAGCTTCAAGCCCTATCTGTTCATCATTTCCATAATCACGCAAACCGTAATATGGAGGTGATGTAATACAACAGTTTACGCTATTTTCCGGTAGACATTTTAGTCCTAATCGACATTCCGAGTTATATATTACATTTACATCCATTATGCTCAGTTCTTCTTAGTTATGATTCAGATAAATATTTTATCAAACTCTCTTTGTCTTTAAAAAGTCTTTTATCCCATTTAGGATAATTGTTTCTGGGTACACTAAGTCCATCTGACAGCTTATAAACCATAA